GTCTAGAAGGGGTCGGTCTGAAAATTTTTTCCTACCCCCCTATCCTGCTTTTATATTATTGAGAATTATTCTCAATTATTGAGATTTTTGGGGAAGGACTGTATGGATATTCAGTTCTCAAACTTCTTCGCGTATTGCACCAGGAGAGCACTACATACTTGTCCATAGCTCGGCACTTCGCCTGCCAGCTTCTCGTTCAGGTGATGCATAGCTAGACGCTCCTGCGATTGGAAGGCGTCAGGATTTTTGGTGTAGTCGTCCATCCATGCATTGAAGGCTTGGCTCATTACCTCTGGGCTCATAACGATTCTCCTACCTCTTCCAATGATGATTGGCCCCTAATGGCATACCTTCAGCATCACAGCCAACAGAGAATCCAGACTTCTCCATCCTCTGCTTCGTAGAGCTATGGTGATGGTCGCAAAGGGGCTGCCAATTGGTCTCGTCCCACATCAGGGCGTCATTGCCCTTGTGAGGCTTGATATGGTCGACAACCGTGGCGGCAGTGACCTTGCCCTCTTCCTCGCACATACAGCACAGCGGATGCTTGGCAAGGAACCGCGCTCTTGCCTGTTGCCATCTGTAGCCGTATCCGCGTTGAGTGGAGTTCTTACCGGATCTCCAGCTATCAGGGTTGACCGTCTGTACTTCCCTTCCCTCTGCCATTTGGATCCGTGGCTTGATGGTACTTAGCCGGCCCTTGCTCACAGCCTTGAGCCATCCAGGTAGTTCAGCACCGGGGGCTCCTCATCATCACTCCGAGCTAGAGCTTCGATTAGTGTCGTGTTGCTCTCGATCAGTTGAGCCAGCAGAACGTTGGTCTGCTTCATCTCCTGAAGCTGCTGTTCCAGTAACGATTCCACGCGCTCGCTCATATGCGATACGACTCCACTTGGCGATCCACTCACGGCGCCGCTGACATCCTGCGCATGCCATTGATGTATTCCTGTAGGGCCTTCAGTTGCTCGGTATTGGCTGAGCATGCTGCGTAGTTGGAGAGCACTGTCTCAGCCACGCCCGATAGGCGAGCATCAACGTGAGCCTTCTGTAGCTCCCTTGGCGGCTTCATCAGCAGGGCCGGCGGAGAATCGGTCGATGGTGTCGTTGTGCAGGCGTACAAAGCCAGACACATCGCAACTAGCGTCAGCTTCGGGAGTGACATAGACCGGTATCTCTTTGACGATTGTCTTGGCGGCCTGCTCCACGTACTGGATTCGGTCGACGTACTGGGTAATGGTGCGGTCGTTGAGGATCAGCTTTGCTATGGCGTCACTTGCGGCCTTCTGAGCCTGGTCACGCTGCATCGACACAACGTCGAGGCGTAGCCAGAGGATGAGGAGCGCAGCGCACAGCACACCTACGGCAACGAGCAGCCACTTAGTCACAGAACACCTTGCTGAGCACGATGCCGGATACGTGGATCCAGAACAGAGCCGACCAGCCCAGCACCATCAGGACGTGCCAGATGACTCCACCGACTGACCACTCATCGATGACGAGATAGGCGTTGCGGGCGATCACTGCGAGGATGAGGATCGCGCCGAGCCATTCCATCACTTCACGTTCTTGAAAAAGATGTGGCCGCCGATTTGCGTGGTCTTAGTCGCAGTCTTGGCCCATGCGGGTTCTTTCACGGACTTGGGCGCGTAGTAGTGGGTTGCGCCCAGGGTTGGGTCTTTCTCATGCCCTTCAACGGAAGCCAGGGCGGCTTCACGCGCTGCGGTGTATTGATGGCCAGGGATAGCCTTGCGACCGCGCATGTATGGAGCGTTTGGATCGTTGGTGTTCCAGCATGAGAACTGCCAAGGCTTCAGGCATACAGTCTCGATGCTGTTGCCCCACCAGCCGCCAATTGCGGCACGGTTGAGGATCACCCAGGCTACGGCAATCATGCCTTCCCTTCCCTCTCCGCGAGCCTCACCCCAAATTGTCTTGGTGAGAGTGTCGAGTGCGGAGGGAGAGATGCTCATTTCCAGACTACCGACTTAATCACGCTGGTGATGTCGTTGACCATCTTCATGAAGCTGCGTCCGCTCTTGCGATACTCGGCATAGGCAAAGAAGCCACGGGTCAGTACCCAGCCAGGCAGGCCGCACACGAATACGAGCCCGAGCAGAGCGAATAGGCCGAACTCGTCGTTCACCCACTCTTCCAGGCCTTTGGCCTTGATGATCCAACCGCCGCCGCCAATCGAGAACATCAGCGTCACAATCAATGCACAGGCGAATTCCTTGATGGTCTTCGGCACTGTCATGCACATAACAACGATGGCAGCCAGTACGGCCACGACACCGAAAGCACCTAGCTTGTACAAAACTAGGCCTCCTGCCGCTGTGCTGGCTGGTTCTGTCATCTTCATGTCTCTGAGAGTCCTGCGGCCTCGCCGGCCTTGGGCACTACGGAATAAAACGCCCGCGGGGGCTGCGGGCATGCGCTGGGGAGGCGCAGAAACGAAAAAGCCCAGCGCTAGGCTGGGCTCTGAATTATTTGAGTGGCCGGCGCTGATCTCCGGCATGACTGGCCCTGCTGTCACCCCCACTTAAGGCGGTGTCGGATAGCATCGTATCCAGTCGGGTATTCCTTGCTGCGCATCAGCCTGCGCATTCACTCCGTGCCGGGCTTCCACCGGCTCCCACTTCACTTTAACGCCTGCGTGTCCAAGGCGATCCCGGTCGCGTAGTCGCAACCAACAAGGATTCTCATGCGGTAAAACCGCAATCTTCCATAAATCCTATATGTTCGAGTTAACACGGTCAACTATTATCTTGGCGATCTGATATCAGGCAGCATCGCGAATCGCTATTCTCTCCCTCATATCAAGAACAGCCTCTACATAACACCTACCAGCGATTAGCAGTTCTCGAACTTTCAAGCGATTCAGGTTCAACAACTTCCCAACCTGCTGCATCGTCATTTCCGTTGCGTAATACACCCGCACGCAATTAGCCATCTCTTCGTCTCTGCGCCCCATCCTTGCGATAATCCCGTCAATGAGCATTGCATCGTCATCGGAGATTGATGCGGACAGGCATTGTTCCATTGCAACATTGTCCCGCATGATTGCGAGCATTGGAGATCCGCAGCGAGGGACGCCAGTCTCTTGCCAAACCCACTTCCCCCACTGGGTCAGAAGCTCTTCAGCATCTCTGGTCATGCCGTTGCCCTCTTCAGTTCTCGCACCCAGGCCCGGAACTTGGCCTTCAGCGCTTTGATTTCGTCGATGGTCAGTTTCAGGGGCTCATGAGGGCCTTCCAGCCACTCCACGTTCTCTGCGCCGATCTTGCGCACCAGGTTGATCCGGTAGTTCACGATGTCCCCTGACTTGTGGTTGTTGCATGGGGCGCATTGTTTGTTCACGTTGAGCGGCTCGAAGCGAAGCTCTGGGCTGGCGGCAACCGTGCGGTAGTGCCCGGCGTGGTACTGCCCGTCGTGGTGGCGTCCACAACTGATGCACGGCTGGTCGGCGTCGCGCAGGCGAATGAACTCGTTGAACGCAGCTTGAGCCTCGCGCAGGTGATCCGCCCTGCTCTTCAGCCGCTCCTTCCGAACCCTGATCTCCCTCCGCTCCCGGTCTGCGATAGCCTTCCGCGCCGGCTTGGCGTGCTTGTCCTTGATGGCCAAGGCACAGGCCGGCGAGCAGACCTTTTGCGTGCTGCTGAAACGAGGTGTGAACTCCTGGCCGCATTCAGGGTTCTGGCATTTGCGAGGCTTGTGAAGGCGGGCAATTACCATTTCAGCCCCTTGATCTGCGAAAAGTCGAACACCGGCAGCGTGCAGCCTCCAGAGAGATAGGCCTGCATGATCTTCACGTCATTGCTGGAACAGGCCCCACCGCTCGACTGCCATAGGCTCATAGGGTCTTCCGAGTGCATTGCGCCACGGCAGTTGATGCCGTAGCGGCAGTACATTCCATCCTTTAGGGTGCCAATGCGAACCTTGCCCTTGTCGAAGTAGACGAGATCGTAAACGCCGTCTTTGTAGGAGATCAGGCGAGCGTCCTTGCGGTTATTGCGCTTCACCCACTTCAGAACGTCTCCGTTCATGCGATCTCCCCCTTCGACTTCTGCTGCTCGGACTGGAAGTTGCCCTTGAGCGGCATCAGGTTGCGCTCCAGCTTTACTCCGATCTGAACGCCGTCCGTAACGGACCAGCCGGAATGCTGAGACTCAGGGTTCAGGTAGTAGTGAGTACCGTCCTTAGCAACGTGGTAGAGATCACCTGGATTCACCCATCTGCGAACCTCTACCTGCTGCCCTAGGAAAAGATCGCCGCCTACTACAAGAGCGAGATCGCCCGCCTTGAACTTGCTCATGCGGCCTCCTGCATCATCAGCGGCCACCCTTGCTCGGCGGCCCACGCTTCGATCTTGGTCATGTAGATTCCGAACTCGTCGACGGTCAGCTTCGTCGTGCTGATGCCGCGCAACTCGGTCGAGCCGTCCGGCAACTTCACGTCCTCGCAGCCGATGAACCAGCGCTTGAACTGCTCGTGCCAGACCTGATCGTCGAACTGGCGGTTGTCGACCCAGGCGACGGCGGCCAGCTCGCGCAGAAGGGACCAGTAACGCTTGTTCTGTTCGATAGAGCGCTTTGACTTGAGCGGGCGAAGGACAAGCTCGTAGCCACCCTGTGCTTCTTTCATCAGGCCCTGGATGAGGTTCCAGGCCGCGACGAAAGCCGGACGGATGCCGGCAGCGCCTTGGATGCGGAAAGTGCGGTCAGCCACAGAACACCCCCAAGTTCTCAATCATCGCGTCATTGCGCGCAGTGCAGACGGCTTCTGTTACCGGATCGCAGTCGTAAACACCGATCAGTTCGCCGTTTACGATCTCGCCGTCGCGGCACTGTTGTTCCGCTTCGCGCCATGTATTGGCCTCGACCTGGCGACCGTAGGTGCGCAGGCCTTCCATCCGCAGGAGTTCGAAGGTCTTCATGCCTCAACCCTCCCCTGCGGCCATATGCTCTTCACGACCTCTACCGGGTCGCTGTCGTCCATTACGATCATCGTGAAGCGCTTGGCGCCTACGATTACGGTCCAGGAGCGTTTCATTTGGCCGCCCTCTTCGCGCGGTACTGCGCCTGCCGGATCTTGCTGCACTTAACGTGGCTTCCGTGGGCGCGGGACTTTCCGCAGATGTCGCAAGCGCTCGGGAGTTGCAGGCCTTCGGTGGTGATCTTTCCGTTGTTTGGCTGGGTCATTGGTGACTCCTTGCCAGAGTTGCGCGCAGTTCGTTGAGCGCGGCTTTACCGATCTCTGGCGTTCTGATCGATACGGATTCGGGTAGAGCTTTCGGGATCTGGCGCAATGGCTGACCGGAGACAATCATCCGAACAGTCGCTTCGTAGTTGCGCTCGAACAGCTTCCTACTGCGCTCCTCGGAGAGGTTCGTCAGTTCGTAGAAGCCGGTCATCGTTGCCGCGTGATACACCGCTTGATGACTCCAGCCTCCAGTGAAAGCTGGGTGTGCCTTCCGGGCAGCCTCCAGATAGGCCTTCTCTAAGCTGGGCAGCCCAAGATGCTCAGGACTCGGGTTGCACCACTTGATGAAATTGCCGACGCTGGGCGCGAAGTCGCCGCCAGAGGCCCGGCATTGCTGAATGCCATAGCGGATCTGTTCCAGACTGTTCAGACCTGCATCCATGAACGCCTTGATCCAAGTACGTTTGGCCTTGGCAATCGCCTCAGCGGTTGGCCACGCCTGCCGCCAGGCCGGGAAGATCGATTGAAGTTCGGAGAACAACTGGTTCACGACGCTTACGGTTGCATCGTCAAGCTCACGCGGAGCCTGCACCTGACTCGGCGCGGTCGACATTGCTTGCGGGATCAAGCTGCCGGCGCGTTTCATCAGAACAGATCCTGTTCCAGGCCTACGGCCCAGGAGGTGTCATTGGCGTCGTATGCGGGGACCGATTGAGGCCCTGAAAAACTCCGAGTTGAGTTCTTCAGCCAGTCGACTTCTACGGTCTGCCACCCCTTTGACACCATGGTTTCGACCGCGTATTCAGCGGTGAAGCCAGCGGCCTTGCACTTTGCCAGAGAGTTGTTCAGACGCTTCCAGGCCGTAGGGGTTAGCGCGGCACGCTTTGCCTTGCGGGTCGTTATCCAGTCCGCCAGGAGTTGCTCAGGGATGCTATGCGGGTTGTCGGACAGGAGATCGGCCAGACCAAACGCTTTAGCCTTCGCAGGTTTTTCTTCGACAGGCTTTGCGGGCGTAACAACTCCGTTAGGAGTTGTATTGTCTTTACTGTCTTTATAGTGTGCCGAAATTGGCACTACTTTTGTGCCGTTTTCGGCACTCTGTGCCAAATCCTTTGTGCCGTTTTCGGCACACACCTTTTCATCGATCTTCCACTCAGAAACGGGAGAAAAACCGATTGGACCTTTAGATCCTCCAACCCGGTAAATCACACGTTGACGCAGAAGCTCACAGAGCATCCTAGAAACATGCTCACGACGGATTCCGGACATGTCAGCAATCACCGACGCAGTGATGCGAGACTCGTCTTGATTGAACCCAGCAGTTAGGCGATGAACAGCCAAAGCTACTCGAAGTTCACGCCCGGAAAGATCAGCCCCAATGAGGGCCTCGTACAATTCATTGTCCATCCGGGTGAACCCCCTGGACTTGTCAAGCTGAACAATATTTGTCATCATCGTTTCCGTTCTGTAGTTGAATCAGCCGGGCCGCAATCCCGGCTTTTTTCTGTCTTCAGATAGGGCTTGTCAGGCCCTCTTCAGTCCCTTCGCCGAAATGGCTGGACTGTTCCCCTGGTGTTATTTGGTCTGGTCTTGCGCGCTAGCTGCTGTTCCAGAAAATCCGCCAGGGCCTCTTCAGGGGTGACCCCCTTCTCTTCAGCTAACCTCACCAGGCACTCATAGGCCTTCGGGCTAAGCGTCGTGCTGATATGTGCCATCGGCCCCTCTCAGGGCCTTCAGGCCACGGTTTGTTGTTCGCTATCGTTCTCTGCCAGGCGTTCCAATGCGGCCTCAACAAGATCACGGACCAGAACCGCTTTCTGAGTGCGGTGGAAACGAGCCAGTGCGCCGATGAGTTCGTAGGTCGTCTCATCGACGCGGAGCTTGATTTCCCGGTCCTTCAGGTGGCTAGGGTTGTCGTACATCTGGTGGATTTCCTTATGCGGCTTTCTTGGCGGGTTTGATTGGCTTGGCGTGGAAGTACTCAAGCAGCGCCTGAATCGTCTTCACCCGCGGGTTAGCGGTAACCCCTTGAGCGATGTGGGCAATCGTCGAGTACGGAACGCCGGAGGAAAGGCTGATCTGGCTCCAGATACCCTTTCTCTCGTTCAGTTGGTCCTGCACGTACTCCAGCAGGTTGGTGGTTTTACTCGGGAGCATGGCGGCACCTTTTCTATCTATTCATGGATAGTAAACCGTATATGAATATCCGCGTCAAGCCGCATACGGATGAGCATGCGTGCAAAAATATTCAGATACGGCTTACGGGAACCGAATGATGGCGGATAGCAGGAAAATTCTGGCGAACAACCTAAAATACCTCATGAACTGTAGGGATGATCTTGACAACCAGGGGAAGCTTTCGAAGCGGTCAGGGGTTGCTCAATCCACTATCAGTAGGATTGTCCGTGGCGACAGCGACACAGGCGTCGACACACTGGATGCTATCGCGAGGGTGTTCAAGGTTGACTCAAGCGATTTGGTCGATGCCGGGCTGATCGACAAGCTTCAGGGACAGAATACAAATATCAAAGGGACATCCGGCCTGACGGACCCGGTGCCTCTTATCTCTTGGGTACAAGCCGGAATGTTCACAGAAGCCATTGACAACTTCGCCCCAGGCGACGCTGAAGAGCTTTTGCCATGCCCGTTCCCTCACAGCGAGAGATCCTTTGCGCTGCGCGTGCATGGGGAGAGCATGCTGCCAGACTACAGGGATGGAGAAATCATACTCGTCGACCCGGACCTGGCCTATAAGCATGGGTCTGATGTAGTTGTTCGAACTCCAGATGGATCAACCACCTTCAAGAGAATCCAGATCACCCAGGACGGAACCTATCTGATGGCGCTAAACCCTTCTTTTCCAAGCAGATATATAGAGATTCCTGAGGACACAAGGATCTGCGGGGTTGTCATCGCATCCTGGACTGACAGACGCATCTGATCTAGCCACATCCTGAAGCCGGCCCCTGAGCCGGCTTTTTTTCGCCCCGCCAAACCGCAGGCGGATATTTCGACAGAAAAATATTCGTAAACGGGTTGACACCCTATCCGCATGCGCATAGATTTGTATCCACGGATGGATTGAAACCCATCTACAAATACAAGCCGGAGACTCACCGGCTAGCACGTAGGACGCGAAACCCTACCCGGCCCCGCAAGGCGAAAGCATCAAGCGGGATCGACCGGCCCCGAAAGGGGACAACGATTTCTCAGATGCGCTTGGAGACAGGCGCATCGAAGAAGTCAACGAACACCAGCCTTATGGCTGTATCGGAGAGTGGTCTGAATGCTCAGGCTGATGAGCGGACGCGTTTCAAACAAGCTGGGTGTTTGAGCCAGGCATTGAACTGTCAGGCAGGCGGTCACCCTGAGCCGGAGATCAGCACCGGCCAGACCACTCCCCCATACAGCCAATTACCAGCCCCCGGGCAAGAGAGGAATCCATGCCAGACCTTGGCGAGTTCGCAGCGCTGTTCGTGGTGCTGTTTCTGACTATGTATTGGTGAGGTGAGAGATGAGTGAGTGGATCAAGATCGAAGACCGAATGCCGACACCAAACCAAACGGTTCTGGCGTATCGCAAAGGGAAGAAAGCGTCGCACGGTCCGTTCTTCGTGGTCGCCAAGAATCGCGAGATTCACCCGTGGGAGTATCTGGATGGCGATACCTGCTACATGAAAGTCACCCACTGGATGCCACTTCCCGAACCGCCGCAAGACGCCTGACAGGCAGGAGGACAGAATGAGCAAGCAATCGCATACGCCGGGGCCGTGGGTGTTGGACACGATTCCTACCTCGGTTGGCATTTGTCATCGGATAGGCCCATTCCCGCCGCGCCGCCCAGACGACGTGAAAGTAAGGCATGCATGTCTGTACGCAGACTACCCATCAGCATCTAACCCGGCTGACGAAGAACTAGAAGCAAACGCCCGCCTGATGGCTGCGGCGCCCGAGCTTCTGGAGGCGCTTCAAGGAATGATCGAAGTATACGGAGGACAGTACAACGACGACTGCCTTCCAAAGTCTTCGACTGAACTCGAATTGATACAGCAAGCCAGAGCCGCAATCGCCAAGGCCACCGCCTAACCGCAGCAGGAGGACATATGCACGAAGAGTACGAAGGCATCTGACTTCCCCGGCAAGGACGCCACCCTTCAATGGGGATGAGTAAGCGGGCCTGCCAAGGCGGGCGTACGAATAGCGGCGAGCTGTTGTCCTCTCCACCAATGGTGACGCCACTGTTGACGTTTTCCACCGATTGCCTGGCTGGCATCCAGGCCATCCCCACCCTACCCCTCATTATCCCGGCAAGTCCGGGAATTTTTTCGCCGTCCCAACACGCCGTCTGCCGCTTGGGCAGCGGGTGGCCGTCGCCTACTCGGTTTGTCTGTGGGCTCAACGTGAGGGTTTGACCATGTGAACTGCCGCCCGAGCAGGTCTCAGTAATGCTCCAGCCAACCGAAAGCCCGGCGCAGACGTTGCCGGGCTTTCACTTTCTACCGCCTGTATGACGGGAGCGATTCGGAACGCTGCCGCATGCACGCGAACGCGAGGTGAGACATGAAACTGGCAGGAAATGAAATCAAAAAGCTCGAATTAATTCGTCGCGTTGTTACTGGGCTGCGACCTACAGAGAGCGGCTTTTCAGATCCGAGGTGGAGACTCGTAATGGAAAACTTCCACCTCGGGTTCGCTGAGTCTTACGCGCTCTGTTATGAGTTTTCTCTAGACCCGGAAGAAATGCTCAGGAGCGATACACCATGACCGCCATCCGCAAGTTGCAAGAAGCGTATGACGCGAGACTGCCTGACGATGACGATAACGGCGACCGCGAATATGTCACTGAGCAAGTCGGCAAGCTGTTTAACTGCGAGGACGGTGATTGCGTGCCGTTCCATGACAAGCGGCAGCGGGCCTTTTCCGGGCCTGACTTCACGGTCTACGGATTCGCCGGATTCGTCCCTGAGTGGCTTGCCGAGGTCGACAGCAAAGAGTGCCCGATGACTCAGCTACTCCTAGCCGTCCGCCGAGGCGACCTGGAACTGGCCCAACGCATCTGGTTCCGCGCATTCGAATCCACGCTTATCGAGAACGCTGAACGACTGGTTAAGGAGAGACGAGTATGAGCATTGACTGGAGCAAGGCACCTGAAGGCACAACGCACTACCACATAGCTGAAGACATAAATCCTTGGCGAAAAATCGAAGGTACTGTTGCATACGAGCACTACAGCGGCAAATGGCTCAGGGTCAACAGTTTCAACGAAGGATGCATGCCTGGCTATTACGTACCTATTCCGCAAGAGACCTGGGACGGCCAGGGCCTGCCGCCGGTTGGGACGGTGTGTGAATACAGGCACATGATCTGGCCTGAGTACCGTCCCTGTGAAATTCGGTACATCAGCGAAGAGTCGCTAGTTGCATACGACGACGCACAAGAGCAGTTCTACCGCACGTGCGACATGCTGTTCCGCCCCATCCGCACGCTTGAGCAGATCGCTGCCGAGGAGCGGGAGAAGGCGGCGCTGGAAATGGCAGCGCTGATGTCAGGGCATGAGGATCGTTCGAAAGACTGCTTCAAGGTACTGGGCGAAATTCTCTACGACGCCGGCTACCGCCGCCAGGAGGAAGGGAAATGACAACCCCTATCAGTGATGAGCAGTTGGCGGAGATCGAGCGCGACATTTTGGCTCAAGCTCAAATCATGTCCGGCCAGTGCGAAGGCGGTGTATGGCTTCGCGGCGGTGACTGTCCTAAGTGCCAAGCAACACGCCATGATCGCTGCCAATTCCCTCTTCCTCAGAGCTACGCAATCCCCTCTAACGTAGAGGCTCTGATCGCCCGCCTGCGCGCTGCTGAGGCTGATGCTAAGCGGTATCGGTGGCTGCGGGACAAGAACTCAATTCCCGGAGTTGTTTGCACAAACAGCAAGGTAGAGAAGTACTTCAACGAGTACATGATGTGCGGACAGGTGATGGACAAAGCCATCGACGCCGCCATGGGGCGCACGCCATGAGCATCACCATAGACCTGAAAGAGGCCGCCCAAGTAACCATCTTCGGCGGCTTTTTTGTGGGCAGCGTGTTCATGTTCGCCGTGGCTTTTGTGGGGATGGTTACGCCATGACTGACTACATAGTTATCAGCCTCAAACACACGAAGCGTCGCCACAAGGCAATCACTTTGTGGCGTTCTGATGACCGCGGCTACTGCTGGAAGCTGGAGAGCGCCGGCATCTACTCCGAAAAACGAATCCTTGAACATCTGAGCTACTACAACAGCGGCTGCTCGAACATCGCCGTGCCGCTGAGCCTGATGCCATTTCTCGTTGACGACGTCGAGTACGACACAAAAGAGTTCGGTGTGTGCCTGCCGAACAATGCAGCCACTTGGAAGAAGCTTCTAGCCTCTGTCGTAAGACCCACCCAGTACCCATCGCATCCGGAGTACCCAGGTTCCAGGCGTACCAAGGAGGCAGCATGAACCATCGACGCACAGCAATCTGGCTAGGCAGCCTCTTCGGCGGCCTGCTGTACCAGTTCATCCTGGCAGCCGGCCCGATATGGGGCGGCATCATCACCGCAGAAGCTACGCACCTGTCCGCAGCAGGCCGGTAATCCGGATAACTGCGGCTTCCCCAGCGGGCGGTGGGCGGCATGAAGAAAACACCCGCAGCAGCGGCTTCTAGCGCAACGCTATTCATCCCGCAGGGGTGACGCTGCCGAGTGGCGCCGTAAGCGCCTTTCCCCTTCCCTTTCAATCTCTGCCCTCGGGCGGATCGGAGAAATCATGTCCGCAGAAACCCAACTGGTCGAAGTGCCGGCCAAAGAAACCGCCCTCCAAGTCTACTCGGCCGCCAATGGCCTTGACCCGTTCCTGGCCAAGATTCGCGAAGAGATCGACGGCTTCGTGCCAGACGTCACTACCCGCAAGGGCAGAGAGGCCATCGCCTCCATCGCCTACAAGGTAGCCCGCTCCAAGACGGCGCTGGACAACGTAGGCAAGGAACTGGTCGCCGAGCTGAAGGAAGTGCCGAAGAAGGTCGACGCCGAGCGTAAGCGCATGCGTGACCTGCTGGACTCCTGGCAGGCAGAGGTACGCCAGCCCCTAACGGAGTGGGAGCAGCGCGAGGAAATGCGCAAGGCCAAACACCAGGCCGGCATCGATCAGATCAACCTGCGCCTGGAATGCCGAGACCTAGATTCGACCGAGTTGAAAGCCAACATTGAATGGCTGGAAGGCCTATCCATTGGCGCAGACTGGGAAGAGTTCGAAACCGAGGCCGCCCGCACCAAGGATAAGGCCCTGGCCGCGCTGCGCGAAGCCCTCGTTGCACGCGAGAAGTATGAAGCCGAGCAGGCCGAGCTGGAGCGACTGCGCGCCGAAGCTGCTGCTCGCGAGCAGAAAGAGCGCGAGGAACGCATTGCCCGCGAAGCAGCCGAGGCCGAGCGCCTGGCAGCGGAACGACGCGCCCAGGAAGAACACGAAGCCGCCGCTCGCCGAGAAACCGAGGCAAAGGCTGCCGCCGAGCGCAGGGAACTGGAACTGCGACTCGCTGCCGAGAAGGCGGAGCGCGAGAAGTTGGAAGCACAGCAGCGCGCCGAGCAAGCTGAGCGTGATGCACAGCGGCGCGCCGAAGAAGCCGCTGCCGCAGAGCGCCAACGGCAGGCAGACGAGCAGGCCAGGATCGAGCGCGAGGCAGCAGCCCGAGAAGCCGACAAGGCCCACAAGAAAAAAATCAACAACGAAGCCCTGGCGGCCCTGATCGCCGGCGGCATGCCCGAGGAATGCGCCAAGCAGGCGATCACACTGATCGCTCAGCGCAAGGTTCCTCACATCTCCATTCAATACTGAGGTCGACATGAACGAGGTAATAGGCTCCCCCGCAAATCCAATCTCAGCAACCCCAGCAGTGGCCGCCAACTCCCCCATGGGAATGATGCTAGCCGCAGTGAAGCAAGGAGCCACACTGGAACAGGTCGAAAAGATGATGGACCTTCAAGAGCGCTGGGAGAAAGCCGAGGCGAAAAAGGCCTACGACGCCGCCTTCGCCAACTTCAAGGCTGAGGCGGTGATCATCATAAAGGGCCGAAAGGTCACCGATGGCCCATTGAAGAACAAGAGCTACGCCGAGTTGCATGATGTGGTGAATGCAGTCACTCCGGCGCTCTCCAAGCACGGACTTTCCTCTTCGTGGAAGCTCACTCGCGACGAGAAAGACTGGATGGAAGTTACCTGCTACCTCCGCCATGTTGGAGGCCACGAGGAAAGCGTAAGCATGGGCGGGCCGCCAGATACCGGTGGCGCGAAGAACGCCATCCAGGCCAGAGCCAGCACCAAAACCTACCTGGAGCGATACACGCTGAAGGCTATCACCGGCCTGTCCGAGCAAGGCGATGACGACGATGGCAGGCCGAAGTCGCCCAAGACGATTACTCAGGTCCAGATGCTTCGACTTCAGGCAGTCCTCTCGCAATGCAGCAAGGGCACCCAAAAGCTGTTCGCCGAGTCCTGGCCGGACGCAGGGTCCATGCCAGCCGAATACTTCGACGCCGAAATCGCAAAGCTTGAATCTGCGGCAGCCAAGTACAAGGCCCGCGTCGCAGAACAAGTTCAGGAGTGAATCATGCAGATCTTCAAGGACCTGGAGCAGGGTTCACAGGAGTGGCTTGACGCGCGCCTCGGAATCGCAACCTGCTCCGAATTGGATGTGTTGATGGTTAACGGCAAAGGCCAGGCAGGGTTCGGCGTTGGCGCCTTCACATACATGGACCGCCTGATTGGTGAGCGGATCACCGGAGCAGAGGCCGAGCCGTGGCGTGGTAACGGTAGCAGCGCCAGGGGTCATAAGCTTGAGCCGGTTGTGCGCGACCTGTACTGCCTGCGCACAGATACCGAGCCAGATCAGATCCAGCCGGTCGGCATCATTCTCAACCACGGAATTGGCTATTCGCCGGATGGCCTAGTCGGCGACAACGGCCTGATAGAGGTGAAAACCAAGGTGCCGGAAAAGCTGGTGAGCGTGATCATCGCAGGCGAGCTGCCTTCCGAGCACGCGGCTCAGTGCTACGGGGGGCTTTGGGTTTCGGAGCGCGAGTGGATCGACTTCCTCGGCTACTGGCCAGGCATGCCACTTTGCATGGTGCGCGTCCACCGTGATGAGGCCTACATACGCAAGCTGTCCGAGCGAGTAAAGACCTTCTACGAACTGCTCGATGAGCGCATGGAAAAGGTGCTGGGGGTGGCAGCATGAGCCACGACTTGCATCGAGACGAAATAGCCAGCCAGGTAGATGCGTTCCTTGCCAGCGGCGGAAAGATCGCGTCCATCCCAATCGGGATATCGGGAGACAAAGACGCCCAGTCGGGCGGTAGGACGGCCCGAAAAGCAAAGCCAGGCCAGACCGATGCCGCACACGCCGCATTCGAAAGCAACCGCAGAGAGAATCGCAGGCTGCTATCGCAAACAGTCCGTTACTGCGCGGATAAGGGCATGACTATCTCTGCCACCGCAGATGCAATGGACCTCGACCGCGCCACTGTCCGCAAGATCGCCGCCGAGCACAGCATCAGGTTCGGCCATCGCTAGTCGCGACTCCCTCTCCAAATCAGGAGTAAGCCCATGCACCAGCTAACAGCGAATCACCGCCCTGCCGGTGTGACGGTCACCGGCTGGCCTGAAGAAAGCCAGCTCATGACCCCAGACGACATTCTGCTATTCGCGAGAGCGGTGAGGCAGATAGCGATCAACCAAGCCCAGGGCGCCGAGGGTGTTCTGGTCTACCCGGAGGTGGGTGATGGAAGTCAAGGCGAAGACCAAGCGTGACTCCGGCCTGCGCACGGCGGTGCTCCTTCTGAAGCGAGCAAACCGCTACGTCGGGGTCCACAACAGCATTGGCGCCATGGACCTCAGCACAGAGATTGTCGAATTCATCGCCGCTATTGAGCGGCAGGAGAAGGGATTGTGAGCAAGGAACTGAACAAGGCACCGGCAGAGCAGGCAGGCGGGGATGAGCGGGACTTCCAGGCAAAGGGCGCACAGGAGGTTCCATCGCCAGTCTCAAAAGAGTATGACCGACATTTGATCAGTCTTTTGCGTAAAGGTGAGGCACTTCCTGGCCACCAGGAGGAGGCCGCTGACGAGATCGAGCGCCTGCGCGATTGGAATGATCACCTGAACAACACCGTTCTACCCAACATACTCAATCCAAATTTCCTGATGCTCATGAAGGGTGGCGAGAGGCTGCTTGACCTGTGCACGAAGGACGGCAAGTTCATTGGCGTATCGCTGAATGACATGAAGGACGTGTTTGATTGGATGGTCACGCACGCTCGAATTGCACCTGATCACGCCGCCCTGGCGCAACCCTCACCGGCGTCGGACCTCGACCCGCTCAACCTAGCCCCGCATGCTGAAGCGTTCAACGAAGCGCCCGATGAAGCACTCAAGCCAGAGCAGGCAGAGGCGGAGCGGCCGGAGGTGGTGGCATGGCGTTACGGCTTCAGCGGCGGAATCGTCAGCGACAAGGCATGTCTCGATGAATGGAAATCCGGCGGCGAATATCAATCGCTGATGACCGTCGCCCAGCATGAACGCATCGTCGGGGCGCTGCGCTACAAAGCCGAGCTGTACGACGAAGTCTGGGCGCTGGTCACCGGCAAGGGCTACATGAACGTCACCACGGCAATCAGCGTACTGGAGAGCGAGCAGGAGGGAGGTGGCGATGTCAGCAATCATCAGTGAATGCGGCCGGTATCGGTACCGGCTGGAGCGAGATTGCTGCCCGCCTTTTGAGGGGAGCAAGGTGTACGCATATTTTGGGGTCAACCCCAGCACCGCGGACGCCAGCATCGACGATGCAACGGTACGCAAGTGGCGCGGCTTCACTCTGCGCAACGGAGGTCACCGGTTCATCGTCGGCAATGTGTTCTGCTACCGCGCCACTGACGTGAAAGAGCTCCGCAGGCAGGATGATCCGTTTGGCCCGCTGAGCACGGAACACTTCCGCGCCATCGTCGCAGACGCAGACATTCTGGTTCCGTGTTGGGGAAGCCTCTCGAAAATGCCGCGTGATCTGCGGGGCGCACCTCCCCAGCTCCTTCAATGGCTGATCCGATCTGGAAAGCCAGTCATGTGCTTCGGAGTAACAAGCTGTGGACAACCCAAGCACCCCCTCATGCTTGGATACGACACACCCCTGACCGCGTGGCCGTCATAGCCACCCATCGCCAACCGCTGTACGCACCGATGCCGGAATCCCGGCATCGCTTACAGGCCGCCTTAGCACCAGCATGAAACCCGCATGGTTACTGGGTTTCAGCGCTTAAACCAAGCTACTTGGCGCCACCTTACAGGCCACCCCAAACCAACGAATCCGACCCCGGAGGACCAACCGTGGACAACGAAAACGAAACCCTGGTCGCGCTGCTGGTCATCGCGCTGATCGTCTTCGGCATCTTCCGGATAGTCGGGGACTTCCAGAACCTATACGAGCAGACAGAACAGAAAGGACAGGAGTTGAGCAGATGGAGCAAGCAATGAACAGGCGGGAGGTGACATTCCTCTCCGCCGTGGATGCCAGCAAGGTCGAGATACCGAGCAACGTGATCAGCATCGGCAGCAAGGGCGACTGGTATGACTTTGCCTGCGATCACAAACGCGTTCTGCGGCTGGAGTTTGATGATGTAGACGGATACCTGGGAAGCGATGGTTTTCGGGTGTTCAGCCACATTGACGCCAAGCAGATCCACGACTTCGTGAACGAGTGTGGTGATGAACCGATCATCGTTCACTGCCAAGCAGGCATGAGCCGATCCGCTGCGGTCGCCAAGTTCCTGGCCGACAAGCGCGGCTACACGTTGAACCTGTCGAAGCCTTGCCTCGGCACTACGCAATTCTACAACCGCCACGTCTACGGAACGTTGAACCTCAACGACGCCGAAAGCATGAGCGCCTATTACGCAGAGATGGAGCTAGCCGACCGGCTGCGTGGCCATCCAAAGGAGTCTGACCGTGCCTGACATGAGAGAAGAGTTTGAAGCGTGGGCCACCAAGCACCGGATGCCGATTCATCGCGACGGTGTTGTCACCGACTATGCAGCCAGATGCACAGATGAATGCTGGCAAGCCTGGCAAGCCAGCCGCGCGGCTCTGAGGGTGGAGTTGCCTCCTGAATTGAATGCCGGCGACCTATTCGAGGATACGCCGATCTACAACGCGTCGATGATCAAGGTCATCCTCCAGCAAGCCGGAATAGAGGTGAAGTGAATGAGCGACTTTCGAGTTTGGTGCCCTGACTACGGTCAGGAAGAAGGCGACGCGATGCATATCCGCGACGCTTATGACCATGCCGCAGCGGCCAGGGAATGGGCGGAGCGGTATGAACGACAGAACGCCGAATACCCGATTGCCGATGGTGGGTGTGTTGTTGTGATGGTTCATCGCGCCGGAGAGGGAACGCAGGCATTTACTGTCTCCGGATACGCGCAACCCGCTTACACCGCGAATGCGATCAGGGAGATGCCATGAAATGCCCATTCTGCAAGTGCGACCCGTTCCATTATGTGGACAACGGCGTTGGCTGGGAGCCCGTTGCGATTAATTGCTGCGAGCTTGGAATAGACCTGTATCACGGTAGCAAAAGAGCGCGGCGTCTCCTGCGCGACATGCAGAATCCATCTCCGCGAGCCCAGGCCAGGGCAATGCGGGTACTGCGCGAAGAGGGGATGCGGCCTGAGAAGAAAATGAGGGTTAAGCCATGACCGACCACGCAGAGCTGCGGAGGCTGGCTGTTACGCGCGGACTCGTAGTCACCCCAGACCGAGAAAACCAGCGGACTCTGGTATCGAACCAAGCAGGCCATGAATACTGCGCGATCTATTGGGACAAGCTAGGCGAGATGGCAGCAACCAGGCTGGCAATCACCGAGGCCGCCGCCGAGATCGGAAAGTCCATGGGAGGTGGGGAGTGATGAAAGACAACGGTGGACAAGCGTTTCCCTCGGAATCGATGTACACGTCCGAAGCGGGAATGACCCTGCGCGACTACTTCGCGGCAAAGGCCATGCAGGCTTGGATATCAACCTACGGGGACACTGATCGTCATCCTGCAACAAATGGCACCTGCGACCACGTTGCAGAGCAGGCCTATCAGGTTGCCGACGCCATGCTAAAGGCCAGGAAGGTTGGAGGTACGGAGTGATGAAACGGGAGGAATTCGAGAAACGCATGGCCGGCGTATTCGACCTGTCTAGCTACGTCAATGCCCAGGGCGACATTCGATATTTCGACAGCAATACACAGAGCGCTTGGGATGGATGGCGATGGGCGATTGTGGTTTTCCAGCCAATTGAAGCAGAACGGTATGGAGAGTTGAATGAGCGACGCACCCATTGAACCCCATGAATACCTCTACGGCGTAAAGGTCGTACAGATCGAGGATCTTCGAGTTGCCCGAGGATTGACCAGGCGCCCGGTTTCTTCATGCCGTCACAGGAAAATGGTCTATGACGACAAGGAGCGCCGCATCTGGTGCAGCGATTGTGAAACGGAGGTCGAGCCGTTCGATGCCTTCATGCACCTGGTACAGGTATTCGACGGCGGCTTGAAGGACTTGAACAGGCGCCGCCGTGAGCTTCATGAGGCAGAGCAGTTTGCAATCCGCAGCCGGGCAGCCAAGGTGATCGACGAAGCGTGGCGCAGTACGAAGATGGCTCCGCTTTGCCCACACTGCAATGAGGCGCTTCTCCCGGAAGACGTTGTAAAGGGCGTTGCCACGGCGTCCAAGCAACTGATAATCGCTCGCCGCAACAAGCAGAAACGACCGAAGTAACCCAGCCAGGCGCCACTAGCTCTCCCTGAGCTAACCCGGCTGGGCTCCAAATCCTACCATCATGCCCTCCCCGGCAATAGCTGGGGTGGAGAGGTATTGCCTATGGAACCTGAAATCATCCATGTGCCAGAGCTTGCCAAGCTGCTCGGGCGAACTGAATCATCAATCCGCAGCGCAATCCAGGCGCGCCCTGACTGGCTGCCACCGTACTTCAAGCAGGGGGTCAGGGTATGCTGGAGGCTGGAAACAGTGCGCAAGTTCCTGCGCGAGTACGAGGCGGGAGAGCACAAGGCTCCGAAGGTTGGCAGGCCACGGAAAGAACCGCCTCGCCTGCTAAAGAGGGCCTAGCCGAGCTTGTCGGCCAAGGCGTGAGGAGAAAGATGCGTGTAGCGTTTGAGCATGGCCAGTGTCTTGTGCCCGGTGATCGCGGCGACCTCCATCATGGAAAAGCCGCGTTCGAACAGCCGAGATGTGGCCTCATGGCGCAGGTCGTGGAAGGTAAGGCCGCTCACGCCGGCGGACTCGCAAGCCTTGGGGAAGTAGTTGCTCACGGTGTTCGGTGCAAGGCTGAACACTTTGCCGTCGATTCGCGCAGGCAGGGACTTCAGCAACTCGCGAGCCCTGCTCGAGAGCGGCACCATACGACGCTCACCGTTCTTCGTGTCCTCCAGTACCGCAACCTTGTCGCGGATCTGCTCCCGGCGTAACAGCAGAAGTTCAGACCGGCGCATAGCTGTGTCGGCTGCCAGTTCGATAATCACCGGGAGTTCAGGGTGAAGCTTGGCCGCTTCAGCATAAATCTTCCGCAACTCTAGGGTTGTTGGTCGCCGCTCACGCGCCCTGCTCCCCTTTGGCATACGCAAGTTCTTGCAGGGATTCGTCAGGCCTTCAAGCCTCCACTCCTTTGCCGCAATGGTATAGAGGTGGCTGATGATCGCCAGATCTAGCCGAACGGTAGATGATGAGGCGCCATCCTTCAGCCGAGAGTCACGATACTCAGCAAGATCAGACGGAGTGATTTCTCCGAGCCCTTTCGCTGCCAGGGGATGCGCCAGCCATCTCCTGATTCGCCCCCTTTCCTGGCTGGCCCCCTTCTTGTGCTCAGAAATCTCCCTTTCGTATTGCTCCAAGGCCTTGCCTAGGGTGGTTCGCATAGCCGCTCTGGTATCGACAAATCTCGAGCGCGACATATCGCCTTCGATCTCGGCTGCCCAGCGCTGGGCCTCAGCCTTGGTATCGAAGGTAGCGGAAAGAGTTGGATGTCCTTTTCTGCGGATCTGTGCGCGCCAGGCGCTCCCGCGTTTCTCGAAGTAAGCCATGCGGCGAACTTTAGTGGGGGAATGGGGGAATGTCACGTGAAGCAACTCCCCCAGGATTCCCCCAAAAGAAAAGGGCCCCAGAAGCGAAAACCTCTGGAGCCCTTGTATATGGCGGAGAGATAGGGATTTGAACCCTAGGAGCCATTGCTGACTCAACGGATTTCGAATCCGTTTTCAGGCCTCATTCTGCGCCAGCTACGGCCAGAAGCGCCAGAATTCATGCACCATTCGAGTATCGTGATTCATATTCATGAATGGCCGTTTGGGGGATTGATTCCCCCAGGATTCCCCCAGCATCTCAGCGGTCCGACTCGTAGGCCGCAACGCCGCTACCGACAGGCCGCCACTCATCCTGCGGCATGCGCGAATCACAGATGAATACCTCGACCTCCCCGCCTTCTTTCGGCTCCGCAGGCCGAATAGCAGCATGCCGGAGAATCGTCTGCATGTCCGGCACGTAGCTGCTCTCCGAGCCGTGGAACGACCAGATGCCGAACTTGCCAGCGCTGCCCACCTGGTGGTCGAGCTTCACCGACCAGCCCTTGAATCGAATCACCAGCATCACCGAGCTCCGTAGGAAAAGGCCGTAGTCTACTCCTAATCCTGACAGGCCTGGTTCGCAGCCAGTAGCTGCGCCTCGTAGCCGACCCGCTGCAAGCGTTCGGCGAGCAATGCACGGACCTTGGTCTGGATATCGTCGCTCTTCTTCAGCCCAGCGGTTGCCCAGGCCGGCACCTCCACCGCCGGCACTCGGCAAGGCACCGCCACCGGCACATCTACGCGCACCGTGCGCGGCTCAGGCTCCACCTGGCCGGCGCATCCCGCCAGCGCGACAATCACCAGCATCAGCACCGCCTTCATAGACCCAACTCCTGATCAATGACTGCCTCGGCGGCCGCGCACTGCTCGCCGACGGTTCGCTGGCTCAGCAGGCGATGGGCTGCTGCATACTGCTCGGCGGCCTGCTGTCGTCCCTGCTCCAGCGCCCTGGCTGCATCCCGGGCGCGCTGTTCGCCGGCCAGTCGCAGCGCGGCGACCTGCCTGCCCTGCTCCGCTACTGCGGCCTCCAGCTCTCCTTGGGCGGCGTGGCAGGCAACCAGATCCGACCGCGCAGCATCGAGTTGCGGCCGGTAGTGCCGCGCACCGAGCCAGACACCGCCGGCGGCGCCGAGGCCGACCAGCAGCAGGCAGGCCAGCGCGACGGTTGCCCAGCGCCAAGGGATCACGATAGTGGCTCCAGGAACAGCGCACGCTCGGCTGCTCGACGCTTAACCAGACCATCCAAGCGCTTACCGCCCGCATTCACCCAGCGCGGGAACTGGTCCGCTGCTCCCTGGTAGTCACCCTTGTTCAGCAGCTTGAGCAGCGTGGACGACGCCAGATTGGCCGCGCCCAGGTTGTACACGAAGCTCATCAGGGCATCCCACTGGTTCTGGTTCAGTGGCACCTTCGCCAGCCTGTCTAGCTCTGGCTCGAAGCGCTGAATGTCGTTCGACAGCATCCGCTCGGCCTGCTCGACGGTGATCGTCATGTAGCGGGTGACGCCCCGAGTGGTGCCGTAACCTATGGTCCAGACACCCACCGAGTCCTGGTAAGCGGACAGGCGCAGGCCCTCGAAGGATTTGATGAGGTCGATGCCTCGTTGGGATGTACGCATTTACGGGTCTCCAAAAACGACGAAGCCCGCTCAGTGGCGGGCTTATCTTCGTCGGAAAGGTGTTCGGGTCAGCTACCGGTCAGGATCGCCAGCAGCACGGGAGACGACAGCCAGGCGGCGGCTCCACAGGCCAGGATCAGCAGACTGACCCCGATGCAAAAATTCAGGAAATGACTCGTTGGCATTTTGACCTCCAGCCAGTCTTTAACCTTCAGCAAGATTGGTCTACGATTCACGTATGTTCTGCTCCTTGTCCTTCCCAAGGGGTGGAAATAAAAACCCCCGGCACGCTGTGAACGTCCGGGGGTTTTGCTTTTCTGATTCTGTCTTTACTTTTCTGTAACCCTGCAAGCGATCTCGACCATCTCCCTGTTGAAGCGAGTCGAGTCGGCAAGAATCACGCTGCTGTCAAGCACGGCAAACCTAGTGAAGCCTGTGTATCCACCATAGCTGTTCTTCGCATTCACCTTGCCGCAGATGGAGTATTTATCTGGCGGGGCTGAAATCGAACGAACGCCAATCAATCCACTGAACTTTGCGGAGTCCGGGTCTTTCAAGACCTCTCGAACGGACGCCATTGCATGCTCACGCTGCCGGTCGTTCAGATCAAACGATATGGTTTTTGGCTTTGGGGCCTGCACCTTGGGAGCTGGGGGTGGTGGAGTCGCGCAGCCGCTCAATGCGGCAATGCACAGGACAATGCAGGTCATGCTTTTCTTGAACATTTGGATCTTCCTTCCATTGAGATCGACGAAACGTAGCATATTGCCATCCCTTAGACGCCTTGACACTGTCGTACGCCTAAACCATAGTCTGCCTGCCGCTGCAAATTCAGCGGTCGGGCTTGGCCGCCCGAATCGGTAAGGCGCACAGCGCCGCAGGGCGTTTTTTTGTGCCCTCGCTTTATGGCGGGCTGTGCGTGGGACACCTTCGGGTGTGCCGGGAGCCTTACCCCCGGTCGGCCAACCCGCGTACAGTTCGCCTCCCTCTTCTTGGTCGCAGAGATGGCGAACTCCCAAACAGGTAAGGAGTCCTCATCATGCAAACCGCTAAAGTAATACCGTTCCAGTTCGACGCTCGCGAAGTCCGCACCATGCTGATCGACGACCAACCATGGTTCGTTGCTACCGATGTGGCTGCTTCTCTAGGCTATCCGGCAGCGCCTCAGATGACTCGCAATCTCGATGAAGACGAAAAGGGTATGCAGAATGTGCACACCCCTGGCGGCGATCAGGAAATGCTGGTCATCAACGAGTCTGGGCTGTACTCGGCGATCCTGCGCAGCCGCAAGGCCGAAGCCAAGCGCTTCAAGAAGTGGGTAACCGCCGAGGTGCTGCCTGCGATTCGCAAGCATGGTCGCTATGAGGACTCCAGCAACAAGATGGCAACCCTGGTTGGCGAAACCATCGGCACCGACGGCTTCCATATGCTCGGCTCACTGATCAAGGGCAAGGTAGCCGCCCTCCCCGTCGAAGTCCGCCGCCGCGCCACCGCGAAAATCTGGTCACAGACCCATGCCGCATTCGGGGTTCGGTCTGCCACAGACATCCCCGCCAATCAGTTAGATGCAGCCCGCAACTTCGTCGCCGCCTACAGCGTTCACGAAGGCGAATGGCTGCCGAAGCCTGAAAAACGCTGCGGCACCATGCTCAACGACCACCAGCTCTACGACGTGTACTTCGTTTGCCACCACTTCCAGTATCTGTTCGAAATCTTCAAGCGCCACAGCCTCTACAGCTTCCTTGGGCAGCACGGCTCCCGCGCAGGCGTAGAGATGATCGACCACTTCAAGGATGGATATATGGGCGTCTGGAAGCTCAGGAAGGACTTCGACGGCGAGTTCGCCGCTGTACAGCGGCGGCTGGGGCTAAACCAGTACTCTGAATTCCGCATTCGCTAAGGCTGCTCGGCGCCGGCCTGGGTGCCGGCGCTCAGGTCCGCATGACGTTCAACCCCAACAGCCGGTATCATTCGCGGCTGATCCGCGCCCAACCGAAGGGAATCCGATGCACAACAAGTTCCTGGCATATCGCCCTGAAATCGATGGTCTACGAGCGATAGCCGTACTACCTGTAATCCTGTTCCACGTCGGTCTCTCACAGTTCAGCGGCGGTTTTGTTGGTGTAGATGTATTTTTTGTAATCAGCGGATATCTAATTACATCGATTCTCCTGAAAGAGCGGCAGGAGAACAAACTAAGCATTCTCAAATTCTACGAACGTCGCGCGCGCAGAATCCTTCCTGTCTTATTCACGATGATATTGTGCGTAATTCCGTTCGCATGGATAACACTGCCGCCCGAGGAAATGCGAAGATTTGCACAGAGCGTTGCATCTACCGCAACCTTCTCGTCAAATTTTCTTTTCTGGTATGAGTCAGGATACTTTGATTCAGCAGCTGAGCTTAAGCCACTTCTCCACACGTGGAGCCTCGCAGTAGAAGAACAATATTATATATTCTTCCCGCTTGTGATAATGATCTTTTGGAGATTTGGATTCACTGCTCTATGCGCAGCTATTGCCGCAATCGGGATTGCGAGCTTTATATACTCAGACGTAACAGTGTCAGCAGAGCCAATGACGGCATTCTACCTGCTTCCGTCACGCGCCTGGGAATTGATGGTTGGCGCGATTGTGGCTCTTATCATCTTCAAGAGACCGAATCTTCGCGGCAGCCACGTTGGAGGCATAGCTGGCCTCGCATTAATCGCATACTCGGTCTACGCATTTGATCAAGCGACTCCGTTCCCTGGCTCAAATGCACTTTACCCAACGATAGGTACAGCGCTGATCATTTTGTTTGCACGCCCAGGAACAGCCATTGGCGTCCTGCTCAGCTTCAAGCCTCTGGTCTGGATCGGTTTGCTTAGCTACAGCGCCTACCTTTGGCACCAGCCGATCATTGCACTTGCGAAAGTGAAAATGATGGGCGAGCTTACGGTTTTGGCACAGGTATCGATAATAGCGCTCACGATTGCACTTTCCGTGGCGTCGTATTGGATCGTTGAGAAACCATTTCGTAAGAGCGGAGCAAGTCGCGCGCGCGTGCTCTCCTATGCCGCTGCGGCATCCGTCCTGGTAACTGCAACCGGGATATACGGACACCTGCAAAAAGGTTTCCCGGACAGGATGAATATGGTCTACTCGAAAGAGGCCAGATCATACGAAGAATCCATCCTTGCAAAATACACAACAGACTCACTGAAGGTCCCTGAATTCGCAAGCCCTCCAGACGCGAAAACAATATTCATAGTTGGTGATTCGTACCTGCGAAACTGGTCATCCGCGCTCAATTCAATTATTGACCACTCGAAATACAGAGTTATTTCCGCATCGTACCTTGGGTGCGACGTGAAGTTTGAAAACGGAATTATAAAGTCCGACCCGTTGGGAGCGCCATACAAAGCTAACTGTGCAGACTTCAATAAAACCATCAACGACAAAGAGTTAATGCGGTCAGTAGAGAAGATAATACTTACCTCTCACAGACCATTTGAATACTCATCGAATCGATTCAGGTTTGAGATACTAAGCTATGTTCACTCCGTTGGGAAAAGCCCTAAGACATACGTCATAGGAAGCTACTACCAAATGGACGGTAAGAAACACGACTCTTGCCTCATGGCAATGTTCGTATCGTGGAGAGACGCCTCAATTTGTCGTGACATAGCATCTTACCCAGCTGAAAAACAGGATATAACAAAGTTACCACTTTTCAAAAGCTACACCGTACCATTCGAGTATATCGACCTTATAGGTATGACGTGCAAGAATGAGAAGTCCGCGTGCCCGTATGAGTCGGACGGCGTTCCGTTTATCACTGACTGGAACCACCTTACAGCAGCATTCATTCGCTCGATCATGTTGAAAGCCAGTTCCAGCCATCGAAATGAATTTGAGCGAATTGGACTCGGCGACGTGTTTATTAAGAGCAGAGATGTAGCGACGAACCTTTGAAGGCGGGGGCGGTAAACCGCCCCAGCGCCATAGTTATAGGTTCTCTATCACGAAGGCGAAGGTTTCTGTACCAGCCGCCGCCGTCCCATCTGCGGTCTGTACTCTGAACGACACGTTATTACTCGACGCCGAGTTGACAACCCAGGCCATTTTTGAACCAGCTTGAAGCGTTGCTGCTGCCGCGTTAGTGGGGATCAACCTCACAACAGATGATGTCACATTCATGCCAACACTATTGACGTTCATGCTTGCGGCAGCATTCATTGTGAACGTTCCAGAGAATTGCCCTTTAATGTAGTTTCCCGGATTCACCGACCATGGGGTCGCAACTCCTGCAAACACGTTATTACTGAGACTATGGATTGTCGTGGTAGCAGACGTGGTGACAGAAACGCCAACCGTGAAGCCAGCTATATCCAGCCCTCCTACTCTCGGATTCGTAGTTGTACCGATGAATGACACTGCTGGCACAGAAAGCGTAACCGCGCCCACCATCTTCAAGTTTCTGATAATTGGTGAGGCACAGTTTTGGATCACAACACCTGCGCCGGTGTTGATCAGCACGTCAACCTCTTCTATCCGCAATCCAGATGTGCTCTGCACAGTGATAGGCGACGTGGATGTTCCGGTAATCTTCAGGGTGGACAGTTTAATCCTATTGAAAGATCCGCCACTAGTTGTCTGCGCGTAAACGCCATACGTACCTCCCGACGTGGTGAAGTCGGATATTTCGATGTTACTCACCGTAGTAGCGCCATCGGAGTAAATATAGGCTCCGTATCGACTTACTTCGGCGATATCACCATAACCGACCTTCACATTAGAGCAGCCACGGAAATGATACGCATCCATCACATTTTTATAGATATTCCCGCCACAAACAATATTGCGCTGAGCATCTACTGGCTGGTACGTCACAGCAGTCACACCATACAGGCATCCATCGATATAGTTACCTTGAAAAATAACCCCATCAACATCACCCATGGTATATCCAGCATTTTCGATATCCAGCGCTGCATAAGTGCTGTTATAGAATCCATTCGACAAAATCCGGATATTAAATCCGGACTCAACCGTTATGCACTGTCTTTCTATATTGCTAAATGTGCACCCAGAAACCTCGCAATCCTCGCATTGAAAGTCACCTTCTGGGATTGTTGGACGAAAAATTACGCCATCGCCCAACGAGAAAACCGAACTGCTGCCGATATTTTCAATAAAAAGATCTTTCACCTTTACTTTCTTCGCTACACAGTGAATACCGTGCTGCCTATGCTCCGGATCGAAACTATCCTTGTCACCGTTAACTATTCCAGGGCCATAGAAACCGATATCACTTAGCTTAAGGGTGGCGTTAATTAGCGAGTTCCCATCTATAGAGTCAGGATGGGCTTTTAGCTCAGCACCTCCAAAATACATGTGCACACCAGAGCGCCACACAATTGAGTCAATCAGAAACGTGCCAGGCCCGGCATAGCAGGTGATTTGCTTCGCTCCAGATGACTGCATGTAGGACTCAGCGGTATCTACCATCGCCTGGAACGCCGGCGTCCAGTTCCAAGTCGCCGGGTCAGGCGACGGCTTGTCAGAGACCAGCTCCGCGAACTCCCAGACCCGGATTGGAATAGAGTCCGCTAGCTGCTGAATTGTGTCGATCGACGCGGAAAGTTGGGTGCGCTTCCAGCCGACCAGGGTGCCGCCGTTCTGCTCTGCGAGCTCCTGGCGCAGCGACTGGTCACTGCGGAATACCAGCAGCGGCTCGTCGGCGGACCAGGTGCCGGAGAGTTCGACAGGGAACGATGCCGGCAGCTTGACGCTGTAGAGGTTTCCATCGCGCTCGATAACTTGGCTGGACCGCTCTACGGTTAGCGGGGAGCCATCGACATATACCAGCGGTGGGAGCTCCCAGGCGGAATTGGAGATGAAGCGGTTGTAGTTCTGCTCCATGCCCCAGTATGTCCAGCGAGGCAGCGGCGGGCGCTGTGGCCCTCGATCCATCCAACGCTCTTGCTCCACCGAGTTCATTGCGACATCCATGTTCTCGGCGTTGTTATACAGGACGCGAGGGTCTTTCGAGCCGAGCGGGAAGGCGCTAGTGTCGTAGGCCATGCTTTTCTCCAAGCATAAAAAAGCCCGCTCTTTGGCGGGCTAGGTTTTCGTGTGCGGGTCAGTTGGGGGCGCTGGCGTCGTCGAAGGTGTAGACACGCTCGTCGTAGTTCACTGCCTGTACAGAGGCTCCTGAGAATCCATCAGGATCTATTGAACTAATCAACGCGGGATACGCAAATCGGGTGGACGTGCCAAAAAGCAGATGAGGAGGCTCAATCTCCCACGATGTATCAGGAGTGAAGTCAAGCGTTGGAATTGTCAGGTGGTAGTCATCGTACCTATGCGCAACATAGGGGCCAGATAGCGTCCCCTCTGGTCTACGTATAGCAACCACATAAGGGCCAGGTGCCGACCAGTCAAACGGCTCACTTGACTTTAACAGCCAGTTTGAACCGGTATTTATAGCGCCGAGCAATAGAGCGCTTTGACCGAATCCTGGCACATCGTCAGCAAGTGCAACATAGTCCCAGTATTCGCTGTTCAGTGCATCAAGCTCTGTCGAGAATGTGTAGTTCGTCCGGCGATATTTCTGAGCCAGACGGCGTCGCATTCCATACCTATATGCCCTATCTCTGTCAGTAATCCCAGGCGCCTTGATCTTTTCCACCTTACGTCCAAAGTCTTCTGGAAGCCTACAAGGAACGGTATCCTCAATCCAGCCTTTTGCGTTCGTGAACGCAACATCAACGCCATCATAATCATCTTCTGACGGCGCGCTTTTGCTTATCTTGAGCGCCTGTGACATGTTCTGCGGCGTGTACATGTGGCCGTACAAAGTCCTCGGCTCGTCCCTGGCAGCGCTGATAACGCCTCTTTTGATCGTCAGCTCAGAGAAACCAGCAGCCAACGCATCTTGAAGAATCTGCTTTACAGTTATGCTGGTGCTGTCATAGATCATGTCGAACTTGTCGCCGCGAGACTTCCAAATCGAGTCAAGCCGGTCGAACTCTTCTAGGTCTATGTCGGAGTCTGTGTATCCACGTTCCTTGGCCTGGTATATCACATAAGGCGCGATATCCCTTGTAGCCTGTTCAGGAAGCCATATTCCCCCTGACCTCACTGGAAGAATGCGGGTTGCCTCCACAGAAACACGGCTTTCGGTCTGGGCTGAAATCCTATCTGAAGACCTATATCTAATTCCGATAGTTGTAACATTTGCGTATGAAGAAGGCGCATTTAGCCGCGACCTGAGACCATACCACTGCAAAGTATCGCGGAACTCTAGTTCATTCTTGCCAATAGGATAGCGTTGACGCATGCGTACTTCGGGGCGCATTGGGTACGGCAAGTTAAGCTGTGTAGTAAACCCGATTTGGTCTAGTGTTGCACCATTGTGCTCATAGTCCAGCGAAGTCCATGCGCCACCGATATCCATGTCGCGGTACTGGACAGTGTAGTAGCCACTCAGCGGAATCTGGTTGCCCTTCCGGTCGATGAATATCAACCCGTTTGGGCAAAAGATGTCCCACTCAATTCTTGTGGTTACTTCACCAGCCGGACAGGCAGGGAATGGACCACGCCATCCGCCCTCAGAGTTTGATGTATCGACCGTAATGCGGGATGTGCTGGAGTTAAGAGGCGAGAACCCAGGCCAACTAGGATCACTCGCTCCAGCGGAAGTTAACCGCTCTACAGTTATCTGATTTGCGCTATAGGCTGTGATCCTGAAGCGAAGCCCCCTTAGCCCGATAGCAGCGTCACCAGAACCTACCTGAAGAGCGTTTACAGGCGATCCGTTATCGTAATTCAGCGTCATCGTAGTGGACGTGAGGCTGTTTACTACGTAGAGACCCGAGTTTGTACCAACAACCTGAATCTGAGTGCCTGCTGAAAGTCCAAGCTGTGCGATATCTCCGGAGACAGTATCTCGAGCGCTGCCACCGCCGTCCGTCACGGTATATGGATATTGTGCTTCGACACGAAGAATAGTCCCGGCTACCCAGTCCGATGGGAACGATCCGGCGCCGGATGGGATGATGATGTTATTTCCAGAGAACGTGAACGTGGTTGCGCTTGGGTTCGGTGTTAACGTGGTAGTTTCAGTGAGTTCGAGGCCAGCATTGCCGGTTGAGCTAGCACCCACTTCTGGGGCGCTGTGCCACCAAACAGATGCGGGGTGCCCACTGACATTCTGTCCAGGTTCAAATATTTGGAATGAAGCTTCGGCTCCGAGTGCTAGGAAGGTGGTATCGCCGATCTTTACCCCGCCTTCATCGATTTGGAATCTTCCCTTACCGATGCAGAGCATCATTTCTGTCCACTGCTCACGGGGGCCGGCAAAGTAGCGACGAGGCGGAAGAATGTAGTCTGGGTAGATCAAGCGATGCCCAGCAACGTCTCTGATAGCGTCGCCCAGTTTCACCTTGTTCCCGCGCGGACTTGAGTCTGCTAGAGACTCACCTTGCCCAGGATTGGCAGGCATGCCCGGGAGCTGCGGCATGAGCATCCGAAACGCAGCCTGTACGCCTTTGAACAGCGCTGCCGTGATCGTGAACGGATCGGTTCCACGCGGCTCCGGGTAGATGCGAACAACATCGCCTCGCTCGATGATTCGAGCGTCCCATTCGGATGGGTGGATCAGTTCCTCATGCGCGCGCTTCTGCGCATCACTTAAGTCTTCGCAGCGCTCAACCTCAGCAGGAATAATCCCAATACTGATAGGCGGCCGCTCTTGATCCGAGTAGTTCTTTACGTTCTCGACCAGCCACGCGCGAATGGACATCGGACGGATGAGCGGATGCCGCTCCAGCGGCTCGCCGTCAAGCCTGCTCGGATAAATTTCGATCACGGTAGAAGATCACCTTGGTGTATTGATCGGTGAAAGTGCGCAAGGGCGTTAGCGATACGCCGCAGCCTGGATTCGTCTCCAGAACTCGCTGACGCCCATCTACATCGACAACCAGGCCAACATGCACGCATGCCTGCCCACGAAATGCCGCTGCAATTGCTCCAGGGAATGGCTGACATTCCTCTAGCGCCCGCTCTACCTCGGCGCGGTAAGAACGCTGGAAGTCGAGAATCGATTTACGCGTAACCGCACCGAAGTCACTGAGCATGGGAAGTCCGAAAAGCTCAGACCTGGCGATGATCGTCAGGCCCCAGCAATCCACGCGCGGCAGAGCCCTTCCGCCTTCCTCATAGATGGCAGACAGGTATCTGTTCGGCATGGTCTTAGGGCCAGTACTTCAGTCCAGGGAAATTCAGTACGTCATAGATCAGCCGGCAAGCCGCAGTGTTGATTAGGTCGTAATATCCGGCCTCGACCTGGACAGTCACGCCTTCGAAATCTGCGCCCTTCACGCGCATTCGATAGGGGCGCTCAGCCGGCGCAGATAGGTCGGTGTCGAGATAGATCCGCAGCACCAACGTAATGGTCTCGCCAGCATCAATCGCCTCGTTGATACGCTGCTGGGCGATACCCATCACGTTGTCGATGGCGAACCCGACAGACTGGTTCCCGCTGTTATCTCGCTTAGGAATTGATACATCGATGCCAGATGCCAAAAAGGTCAGCGTGCGCCCATCCTCAGTAACGCAGGTCTGATCCTCGAAGCCCTGGCACACTAAGATAGGAGCAGTCCAGATAGGGCAAGTCAGCTCGACCGTTGCAATCGCGCATTCTTTCCCGCCAGAAGCGTAGAAGCGTTCAAGGATCGTCATGCTTCAGGCCATTCCCGGTTCATCGCGATATCGAAGATGTCTGGATGCAGGATGAATTCCGGAAGGATGGTCCAACCTGGATCAAGGATCGGGCGCTCACGCAATTCCAGGGTCGCCGTGAAGTCCCAGAGCGAAAGGCTCCCACTCACCAGGTCAGGGCCGTCATAGATATCCGTGAAACGGGCTACGTATGTGCGTAGACCATTAGGCGTTTCTGGAGTCTTGAGAGGGCATTCAAACCACTGCGAGCCATCAACCAACTGATCACGAAACCATGCCTCGAAGAGCATCGCCTCGGTATCAGTTAGGCGCCAACGGACAGACGCCATAGTTGGAACGCTAGTAAATCTACGCCGCTGCCTGGCGCGCCCGCTTTGAAGCTCAGTACGAGCCAGCGGGCTTACTGGGTTGAACCCATAGCCCTCGCGCAGTGGCGGACGAATGTTCGGGTACTGAATCATGTTCCGCTCCTGCGCATGCCAAATGAACTGCCAATAGCCTTCGACGTGCGCCCATCACCGAAAAGATCTGCCACCACAACATCGATGATGTACTGGTCATCCTGGCGGCGAGTATTGACCTGCCCCGCGCGGCTGCGATCCTCGATCAGGTTGATGGTCGGCGCACCACCGCCACTCTGATTTGAGCGAACGTCATCAAGCGTCTTGTCGAGTTTCGCACTCGTCTCTGCGGTCGTTACCCGCTCCCCCTTTTGGAGCAGCCAGGTTCCGGTCTCCGGAACAGCATCAATACCGTCGTGGGCCATGCCAGATAGGTTTACGTTCTTCACTGCTGCAACCTGGGCAAGCTGGGCAGTAACAGCCGCAGCGGCAGCCGCAATCCCCAGTGCGGGTCCAATAACAGGGATACCCGCCATGGCCGAGTAAGCATCTGATGCGGTCTTTGGAACGTTAATCAATGTCTTTGCGATTGCGAATGACTTTTCTGCAACGAACGCCGCTTTGTACAGGCCGGACTGCTCACCAAAGAACGTTTTCGCCAAACCGCTTAGATTTCCAAAGAATTGTTCGTTTGCGCTAAGCGTAATCTGCTGGCGAGATTGCTCAATCGCAGCCATAGCATCTTCGTGCTCTTGCTTTAACTTTAGCTCCTGCTCATCCCAAGAGGCGTTCAATTCTGCCCGCTTCTCTCTGTTCTCGTTCAGGATTTCAAGTTGCTGCTCATACCAGGCCTCAAGATCCTCCTGAGCCTTGTCAAGCTTATCAAGTTCGCCTTGAGGCCCTGCAACAACAGCATCAACACCTGAAAAAGTAGGAGCCTTTGTGGTAGAAGAAGATACGATCCGTTCTGCGGTCCGGCGGTAGTCATCATCAGATATCCCGGCCTGACGAGCTTTGTCCAGTATCTCGAAGCGCTGGCGGGTTAAATCCAACTGCTTTTCAGCATCTGTACGCAATGACTCATTGAGCCGCTTGTAGTCATCCAGAGTTTTCTGGATTTCCTTCCGCGTATTCAGCTCATCTTCCAGCGCGGCATTCCGCTTAAGCTGCGCGGTGATCAGGTCAGCATTCGCAAGAAGCGCTTTCTGATCAGCCGAGAGACTGCCGCGAGATTTCAGATCAGCAAGTTGTTGCTCCCACTTCACCAAAGCCTGGGCTTGTGTGCCGAGCTTCTCGGTTGCTTCAAGCTGAGCCTGCATCGAAGCATATTGCTGACGCAGACTATCAAGCATGCGCTGGCCAGCATCTAAGGAACCAGAACGAGAAGAAGGCTTCTCTTCATAGCTCTTTCTAATCTGAGCAATGCGGTCTTCTATTTCAATCTCGTTGAGACCCGCCTTCCGGCCAAGTTCGCGAGCAGCGGAGATTTCCTTCTCCATCTTTACCCGGCTGGATAGGTACTTCTCATTCTCCTTTTCCCATTCTCTCGAAGCATCAACTCGATCCTGATTGGATTTTGTTATCTTGGCTTGCTCTTCAGCTTGTTTTGCTGCCGCATCCCTTTGTTTAACTAGAGAATCCAATTGTTGCTGAAGTGACTCAGTAGAGTTTTCACCAAACCCAAAGGCACTAGACACCGCTCCTAGAACCCCTCCCTCTTGGCGGGTTCGAAGAATCCTCTGAATCTGTTCAATCTGCTGATTCTGGTTTGGGAATATTTCTGAACGTACTGCTGCGTATGAGTTTGTGATAGCCGTCTTGATGTCGATCCAATCACGCTCAATATCAGAGAGAGATTCCCGGTACTGCTTCAGACGCTCTTGTGCATTTCTGTTTAGCTCTTCTCCAAGTACGTCTAAAGCTCTTTGACTATTGCCTTGCTCGTCAATCGACTTGATTACTTGGTACTGTTCATAGGTCAAAAGCCCATACTGCTCACTAATTTTTGCAGCAGCATCAGTAGCACTATCTCCCATCGCTGATAGGGACTTTGCTACATCATCAACTTCTTTCCCAGTGAATTGAGCTATCGCAATGGTGGCTTCTGTCAGGCTCTGAAGCTGGCTTGCAGCAACCTTTCCGCTGGAAGCCAACGCGATGGCAGCTTTATTCGCGCTTGACAGAGAGCCCGCTACCGCCGATGCCTGCTCTGCGATCTGAGAAAGGCCAGAGCCGCTCACACCTGCCGCGTTATTACCTGCGAAAATTGCCTTGTTGAAGGCCGCAGCCTCTCGTTCTGCATCAATGAAGGATATCCCGAGTACGCCAACAGAAGCGGCAAGCCCAGTTATGGGGTTGACCAAACCAGCAATATACCCACCTAATGCTCGCGCGGCAGGAACTACGCCACCAAACATATCTTTGAGCTGACCGCCTTGTTGGAGCAGAACAGTTAGAGGCTGCTGGCCAGACGCAAGACTCACAGCTATATCGGTAAATTGAGCAGGAACACCACGTAAAGCAGCCTGGTACTGACGGGCGCTCATTGCCCCCGATGCCATTTCTCTGTTTCCACGCTGGACTGCATCTAACTGGTCATTGAGAATCCTGTTAAGTCTCTCAAACTCTCCAGCAGGAATAATTCCAGATCTGAAATGTCGCTCAAGCTCAGTCTGTTCCTGTACAAGCCTGTTAATAGCCCCGGCCACCGGATCAATACGGCCAACCAGACGCTCAGCAGCTTGCTCTTGTCGCTGGAACGCGCGAGTAGTACTGGCGATTCGGCGCTCGGCTGCATCCATACCACGCTCAAAGCCGCCTGTGTTGGCTATCAAGTCGACCGTCAGCGTACCAAGGGAATCAGTAGCCATTACTACTCCAGGAAATTAGACATAAACTGTTCAGTTAATGCGAGCCATGTTCAAAATAGCAGCAAACTGTTCGATTGTTGCTTCTGACTCTTCGTCTTCCACTGACCCATATCCAGGTAGGAAGTCAGAGGGTGACATTTTCCCTCCATGAACTGCCTGAATTACCCAGCAGACCTGAGCTAGCATTGATTCAATCCGCCTAGAATGACTGATTGGACCATGCGCTCTTACGTATGAGGCCCATTGCTGGGCCTCTCTGTAGCTCATGCGCGATTTTGCTTCAGAAACCGTTCTCCCCCCGATGCCTGCCAAGACAAGTTCATGCCAGAAGACATCGGAGGGAGTTAGTTTTTTACTTCGTCTTCCGTGTACCCATTTGCATCACTTACAGCCTTTAGCAAAGAGAAGAAGAGGCTTGCGCAAAGCTTCCCGTCGCCAGTCTCTGGATCTCCAGTGATCTGCCTTTCTTCTGTGAACACTGGATCCCCTTTCTTGTCGACGATGGAAGCCATAAGTCGCGAAACAAGTACGTCACTTCCCTGCTTTTGAAGCTCAAATTCTCTAAGGGCCTGATCATAAGACGCGAGCCGCACATAAACTTTTGCCTTATGAGTCTCACCTCCAACATAGAAGGAAATTTCCTTCTCCACCGGAGCGCCAATAACCGCTCCGGTGGACTTGATCAGGTCTAGGCTGAAGTCAGTCATTTATTTTCCTTAGCTTGTGGATTTAGGGATAAGCACCGGCTCTCCAGATACTTGAATGCCGATGCTGGAAGTAACGACAGCGTTCTGTGCAAACTCGAAACTGAAGCTGTTCATGTAGCCTTCAAAAAGCAGCCAGGAACGGTCTGCCGGAACGTCAAAATCATATTCACCGGAACTATCAAGTACGGCGGTAGGAGCAGATGTTCCATCAGACCAGCCAACCGCCCAATCAAGACTCACGCCAGCATTCTTCAGTTCGAGAAGCCTAATATGAACAGGGTCTTGAGGGTTCGTGTTGATGCTGAAGGTGGCGGTGCCAGGGGTAGCCAAGCCAGCAACATAGCTACGCGCGGTCTCATTTAGGCAGGTTGTCTCAATCTGATCAATTGAGGTATCGATTCCGGAAAGCGACGTGATACATCCTGCATTCATTACGACATGCGTATCAGGGTCAATAAAGTAAAGGTCAGTGCCCTGGGCTTTGACCACATTATTCTTTGCCATCGATAAATCTCCAGTACTGGATATGTCCGCTTCACAGCGGTCTGGCGGCTGCCTCCCGGCAGTCGTTTCCCTTGCGCAGGAAAAGAAAAGCCCCGGCATGGGCCAGGGCTCGGAATATGGTGCGCCCTGTCGCAACGTCTCCCGACGTGGCTAGGGGCGGCTTTGGAGGCGCGTCTCTCGACGAGGCCTAGGAGCGAGGCTCGATCCAGTTCACATCGAAACTGGATCGGTAATTCTGGGTTTCTGGATCGCGGAATTCGCCGTTATAGCTGACCACATGGCAGTCGAGTTCAATGGCATGCTCGATGGCATCCGCTGCGGACCGAGCAGACGACGCAGTGTTCGCATACACATCTATCTGAATGCGATACCGGGCGCCCCCGGGCCTGCAATTTAGATGGTTGTAGGGGACGCCGCCTGAGACCAGTTGCCAAACGGCATAAGGCTTCTGCACGCCCTGTGTCGCCTGACCGAACGGGAAAAACCGAACAGGCGATGTCCCGAGAAGAGATGTTACTCCAGGATCGGCAGCTACCGTGGCGAAGATTGGTGGATACATCAGTACTCACCCAGTTTAATCAGTTGGTATCTAGCTGAACTAATGAACTCTCGGAAAATAGCGTCTCGGTTCTGCTCAAGAGCTGGACGGATAAAAGGATGCGGCGCTGATCGTTCAGTTCCAAGTTCGACCCACCACCAATAGAAGGTGTTTCCGCCACCCTGTCCGCGCCGCCTACGACGAACGCCTACAGAAACATAAGCGGCGCCTAGCTCCTGCCCTAGCCTTTTCCTTTCAACAAGAGCAATGTTTGCAGGAATGTAGTTTGGGGTTGATGGATCATCTACCCTATCCGCTCTGTCCTTTGCATCATTCAGAACGATTTCCATTGCATCCTTAGCTGCTGGTACTGCCACTTGCCGGCGCACCTCTGTGGAAAGCCTGCGGAAGCGCTCTACGATGTCGTCGGCACCGCGCAGCTTGTACTCCACATAGTCGCTAGCCATGGAATCTCCGGAACGCAAAGCTGGTGATCCCCTCTCGCCCGAGGTCGGATTCGCGCTCGTTGATCTCGACACACCCGAAGTTCATCTTTGCAAACCAGCCGATCAGGCCACGCACACTCCAATAGTGCAGATGCTCACCAGGCTTGAAGTGCTTCGACTTCAGGCAATCAGCCTGGTCCTTGTAGACGGGCATGGAGACGAATACCCATTCTCCGACAGAGCGAATTAGGGCCTCGGGATCAGGAATATGCTCCAGACTATCCCAGCATGTGATGGCCGCCACGCCCTTATATGGATCGTAATAGCTTTCATGGGCTTTCAGCCAAGCGACTGCATCAGGATTGACATCAAACCCCATAGCACCAGAATCAATAACGAAACGACCGCCGCCGATGCCAATATCCACAACCTTGCCAGCGAAGTGACGGCGAACTAGTTCTACGCGAGCGCGTGTCAACGCAGCGCCCATCGGCGTTGAGTCCATTTGTTGGTACTTGGCGAAGTACGACCCGCTATAGTCCATTGGAGGACGCGGGTGGAAACCCATTCCTAGCTCATCAGACCAGAGCAGGCAGTCGGTCAGCCCATGCGGCAAACTTGCGGTCATAGTCGGTGATTCTCTTGTCGCAGTTGTGTTCTTTGAGGGTGCAGCGGCAGAACCTGTCAGGGACCGCAAACGTAATGCGGGACAGGTCCATGCATGGATCAGTGATCATTTCAGGAGCGTTGAAACCGCCCTGCCCGCCGCAGATAACCCAGGCCGGAACCTTGGCGGCGATACTGCCTGGGACGATCCAGCCAATACCGCCGATCACGGCATCTGCGTGCTGTAGCAGAGACAGCAATTGCGTTACGCGAAGCTCGCCCTTGTGAAAGCGCATATCAGCAGGAGGCAGTTCGCCAACGGCCCATTCCTTGCCATCTTCGAGATCGGCCACAGAAACCACTTTCCAGCCCCTGCGTCGCATTTCTGCCGAAGCGCTGGCGATGTACTCGGGAAGAGGGTTTCGCGTATCTGCACGCCATTCAGCGCGAACTGTCGCGGGCCTCACTAGGACATAGCGACCCTCAACCGGTGCAGGACCGAAATCAGGAAGGTCGAACTCCTTCGGATTCACACGGAAGCATTTCCGCATGCCCTGGACGATTGGCTCACGGTGATAGGCGATACGCAGCATTCCACCCGACGCTGGAGCGTGCCATTGACTGTGCCGACCGATGTTTTTGGCCTGCGTCCTGAGCTGCGTATCAGGTCGAACACACTTCACGTCCAGATCGCTGTATAGCTCAGGCCATGGAGTTTCTAGATACGCGCCCGGGTAGTTCTTGACGAAGGCACGCTGAAAGATTCCATCCCCCAGACCCATCATTCCGCGAATGAACAAAGCGCCTCCTCAAGGCCTATTCGCTCGAAACAGGTCAGCGCAGTGCTTCGCGAGCAGTTCACGACCTCGACGCCGGCTGTTTTAGCCTCTGCTGAGACCTGGCCGAACTGTCGATGCCACTGCCCTACCTTCTTCGAGTCAGGATTTTTCGTCTTTCCGTGCTCGCCGTGCCAATGCGTTCCGTGCTCAAGCGAACAGTCGTAGCCGAGCAAAAGAACCCGCTTAGCCCCTTGCCATATCGCGAACTGAATCGCACGCATGCCGCTGTTGTACTCGCCATAGACGACGTGATGATTCACGCCGAAGCGCTGCATGGCCTGGCGAGTGCAGCTCCAGCGTTCTGCCGGAACGTCGATCTCGGAGCTATAGGCTTCCCACCAGCAAGAGTCGCCGGCATAGATCACGTCGCAGAACCTTGCCAGCTTCCAACTGGTGTTAACGGCTATCGTTGGGAGGCCAGACGCTTGAACAGCAGAGCAATCTTCAGCGGTCAAAGAAGGTCCGCTGGCGATGCACGCTACCGTGCAGCCAGTCCATCTCTTGTCGGCCATTAACCTTCGTTGACGCCTTCGGAACAGGGGGCGGTCAGGTACTCATTTCCGCGTACTGGGTCAGGAAGCCAGCCAGCCGGGTTATAGATGCGACCTTTGTGCAGAATGCGCATCGTCGGCAGCATATTGTCACGATAACGAATCACGATTCTGGCGCTGATGTTCGATTGGATCGCCTGGGCAGCGATGTACTCTCGAACGCTCAAAGGTGCAATCTCTGCCGGAACCTGGCGCCAGGTAGTAACCCAAGTTTCGATAATCTCGCCAGTCTGCGGATCTTGCGTCTGAACCTTGGACTGAATGTCTACGCGATGACGGAGACGGCCTGCTTTCAAGCTCATGTCCGATACCTACGCCAGAGCCGGGTCACGCAGCGGATAGAGCAGTGCCGTAACAGGCTTTGGCAGGTAGCCTTGCTCAAAAGCTCCATCAGGGTTCTCGTCTCGGTCCTTGTAGAAGAAGCCGATCAGCAGCAGTACGGCCTGCTGAACCTCAAGACGAACTTCTTTGGCCCCGTTGCTATCGCGGGCGTATACAGGATCGCCATTGCTATCCAGCACCGGATCATCGTTGCTGTCGCGTTCGACCTCGTAAGCAGACGCAGACTTCAGGTAGTTCTTCACGGCGCCGGATGCCGCAGAGATGTAAGCGCTGATGAGGGTATCGTCCTCGTCATGGTCCATCCCGAGATGGGCCTTAGCGCGCTCCAGGGTGACGTACATCATTCGTCGTCATCCTCATCCTTGCGGATCTTCACGCCCTTCCTCGGGTCATGCTTCGATGCACTGTCGCGCAAGTCTTTCCCGTCGCGTCCTTTTTTCACGGCCATACGCCAATCGGCAGAAGCGCCTGGAGCCCCAGCCGGGGCATCCTTCTGAGCGATCCAGTAGCAGCCGCCGTATGTGGTGCCGTCGCCCTGCTCGTAGCTTTTCTCGGCACTGTAGACACCTCGGTCGATCACCGAAGCAATCCTCACCGATTTCTCGAGAATGGTGTCACCGGCCTGCATCTTGACGGTTACTGTGCGTCCGTCATCGCTCAGCGAAAGGTCGAATGACTCGAGCGGAAGAGCGTCTCGGCCGTTCTCCCCGTTCTTCGGAATAGGCATACGGTCAGCGGCTTTCTCGAGCGTTTCTCGGGCCTGCCGCTCCCAGGACAGAGTGAGATCTGAGAAACGACGCTCAAAGGTGGCAGCGACTTCATCAACGCTTGGGCCCTTCGGAAGCTCCAGCGACTTGACCAAGACGTCGAGGTAGCCGCGCAGCGCATCCATGTCGGCGTCTTTGCCAGGCTGAGGTTTAGGCAGATCGGCTACGGCCTTGTTGACCAGTTCAGCCAGAACCGGGCGCACGTCATCAACAGTGACCGATTCGCCGTCCTTCGCCGGCGGAACCTCGGCAACTGCCTTGGCCACCTCATCCCGAATCATCGGCGCCACATCATCGATGGTCACACTCTGGCCGTCAGCAGGCGCAGGAATAGCTTTCACCAGTTCGCTAAGGTGGGCCTTTAGCGCTTCCATGTCAGCGCCCTGGGGGGCCGGCACCATTTCTGCGGCGGACTTTGCCAAGGCGTCCATGTCGATCTTGGTGGCAACCTCTTCGGCGGATGGAATCACCTGATCGGCCAGGGTCTTTTCCAACTGCTCGATGCGGGCAATCAGCGGCGCCGTGGCTTCGCGGACGATGGCGCCCATCGCCTTACCGAACTCTACTGGGTCGATCATTGAATGGCCTCAGTGCGTGCGGCCTGAACGGCCTTCAGGAGGAACAGTTCAGCCCTCACCTGTTTTGCTTCTTCTACAGCAGCGGACTCTTCAGGAGTCGGCTCAGGCTCTTGTGCCGGCTCGGGAACTTGCGCGCTGCTCGGGAGGACGTTGTTGCGCACCTGGTCAAGCGGCATGTCCTGCATTTGCATGTACACGGTATTTCCACCAGCCAAAGGCGCAAGATTGAACGACATACGCGCATCGTTGATCGTCTCGATGCTGCCGTCGATGAGCGTCTTGTGGTAATCGGCTTTCTTGCCAGCATCCATACGCATCAGCACCGACTCGTCGAGGTCTACTTTGTATGGGTAGGTGTTCAGGCCTTCGCTGAGCAGGCATTCCATGGCTTGGATATCGGCCTGCAAAGCGTCGTCGTAGTAGAGCTGGTTGATCGCGTCGACACCGAGGCCGGCAGGAATCGAACCGAGCCCAACCTTGAATGGAGGAATCCCGAATGGTTGGCAAATCTGCTCATCCGAATAGCGGAGCTGTTCAACCATCTGTGAATCGACAGACTTGGATGCAAGGGACACGAACTGCAATCCATCCCCTACCACCGCAACCTTGCCAGCGTTCGCACCAGTGAAGTTCTCGTTCCAGTATGCCCGGAGGCGATCAGCAGTCCCGTCAGAGATAGCGCCTGGCGCAGAGAGAATCCCCGAAGGCTGAGCGTTGTTCGCAAAAAACTCGGATGACGAGCGCAGGATGCGCATGTTCTTCAGTGCAGGCCAGTAGGCTGCTGCAATCGGCGGAAGACCGATCAGCGGATGGAACGGGCAGATGCAACGGTCATGGATGATTTCTGTTGCAGGGACGATTAGGTCCGTCTCGCCATCCGGCAGAAGATTCAGATTGTCAGTGTAGAGCTGGTAAAAAACCTCACCGGAGTCGGATACCAAAGGCATCACGCGGCAAGGATCAAGAATGTATAGGCCGATGACCACGCCACGCATATCGCGGCCTTTCAGGGCGTAGGTGTTCCCCTGGGTCTTCTTCGAGAGCGACCAATGCTCGCGGAACTGCTGGGCAGTCTGGTAGTGATTTGGCTTGCGAAGAACGGGGCTGAACGCCGGGCTCTCAATCACCTCCCAAATGCCATTCGAGTTTTTGGCCTTCAGGCTGAATGGCATCTTCCCAATGTCAGTAGCGATCCGCGAAACGCACGCATAGAGCGTCGGATACTGGAGAAGCGTGTCGATCCGCTCTTCCTTGTTACGCTGCCACGCACCAGTGAATGGCTCTCGAATCAGCGGCCACCAGCCGCGTGAGACAGGCACATTCGATAGCGATTTCTCGCCAGTTGTAGCGGCGGCTTTTACGGTTGCGAAAATGCTCAGGCTGTTAGCCATTGGTCACAGCCCTCTTGAGCAGATAGCAGGCGCAGAGCATGGCGATACCGGCGCAAATCAGCGCGGCACCCGGCCCGATCAACACATTGATGCCCGCGACAATCGATGTGACGCCACCGACGAATAGGGCAACGATCCAGAGCACCGCGCTCACAAGGAAAGCGAGCGCAGATCGGCATGCAGCCCTCGCCTTTTGCAGTGCCTTTTTCATTGCTGATCCTTACTCTTGCGCCTTGGGTTTGCGACCGCGCTTCTTCTGCGATTCTTTCGGTGCGTCGGCGGCGATGACGCGCTCACTCTTTTCCAGAATGTAGGTGCCTTCCTTCGGAACCGATAAGACGCCGGGATAGACCAAACCAACCGGCGCCTCGGTCTCTGCTTCTGGAGTTAGCAGGGGCTGCTCTTTTTCGGCAACGTTGCTTGCAGCAGTGACAATCTCGGCTTGGGCGCCTGCCTGGATCGGCTCTACGACCAAAACGTGGCCAAGCTTCGACAGAATGTCGGCATACCGCTTTTCCATTGAAACGGGCTTGCCGCTCTTCAGGTAGAGAACATCTACTTTCATCGTTGCCTCACTTACGTGCACCGCAAGGGAAGAAAGGGGCCCGAAGGCCCCTATCTGTGCACTTATGCAGCGCCCCAGTTCACGCCAGTCAGATAGGCAACAGCCGAAGCACGACGACGCGCCCAGTTGATTGCGCGCTCTGCACGGAAGCCAACCAGGTTGCGTTGCCACAGCGAAACCAGAACGGTGCTGGCGGTAGTCGGGTTGTCAGGAGCGTTGTCCATCTGAAGCGACGCTTCGGTGGACATCGACAGATCAACGCCGCCTTCGTCTCCGAGGTAGATGTCGCTGGCGTTCACCAGTGCCACTACGGCGCCCGCAGAAGCGGTCGGGATGTACTCCGAAACGATCACCGGAAGACCGAACAGAGTGCCGCCAGTCATGGAGATGCCAGGGAACTCTGCTTGACCAAGCGGGTTCTGCATCAGGCTCAACGCCAGAGCGGTGGTAGCAGGCATCAGCCACACGCCAGAGGTCGGAGCGTTGTTCGCCGCGATGAAGGCATTGAACAGTGCGCGGATATCAGCGCGCACATCATCAGCAGTGTTACCGCTCGACGGGATACCGGCTACTCCATTGAGAATGGATGCCGGAGAAACTCCAGCGACGGCAGCCTTGGCCGGGTCGATGAAATCGATATCCAGACGCTCCCGCAGTGCCGCAGCGAGTTGATCGCGGATGATGACGTCGGCAGACGGACTCGAATCGCGGATCACTTCCATGGTTGCTACTGCGATGTTCGCGACCTTCAGCGGCTCCAGGGTCTTACGCTCGAAGTCGAACTTGGTGAGCGGCTTGGCCTGACCCTCACCGACCCAGTAGCCGTCACCACCAGAGGTCTGGCCGATCAGCGGGACACGGAAGGGCACACGGCGGAGGCTGGGGATGCCGTTGGTGCCGAAGCGACCGAGAATAGTCTGCGGGCGCAGATACTCGACGAAATCCGCGAATACGCTTGTCTCGTCACCGACCAGCGGGCCAGCCCAGGTTGCGTCGGAGGTGGTAGCAGCGGCGACGGCAGCCTTGGTCACCAGGCGCTGAGTAGCGGCGATGATCGAGTCTTGGCCGTCGTACAGAGACTTGGCGATGCCGATGGCGTCGCGGTGCTCAAGGTGGCCCAAAGCCAGGCACTTGGCAGCCCGGGCAAAGGCAATGCCAGGCTCCAGCTTCTGAGTGTTCTTGGCGCGAACTTGAACCTCTTTGAAATCCAGGGCTTTCACGTTGGCCATGCGCTGAGCACCAGCCTCTTCAGTGACAGGCTTGGCATTTGCGGCCTGAGCCTTCTGCATCTGCTTCAGGCGGCCGATGTGTTTGTCGATAGCGGCGATCTCGGCTTCGAGGGTGTCGAATTGCTCCGACTGCTCGGCATCCAGGGTTTCACCAGCCTCGGCAGCCTTGGTCATGATGGCTTCCATTTCGGCAGCCTTGGTCACGCGAGTTGCTTCGAACTCAGCGATTTGTTCAGCGGTAGTCTTCATGTCGTTGCCCTCCTGGGGCTTCGGAACTTTGATGGTTTTGGTCTTGATTGCCGAAGCGCCGGCAGGGGTGACGCGAACGACCGGGACAGACTTGATGCCAAGCGCGGCGCGCTGTTCTCGGTCGATGGATTTCACGGAAGTGATCGTTGCTTCTGCGTTGGCCGGAATTGTTACGGCCGACAGTTCGAACCATTCCCAAGAGAGGAAGCGCAGCCCCCAGGAACCAGGGATCTGTTCGAATTCTTTGGCGGAGAATCCAATCGAGAGTCCACGGACAAGGCCGGATTTGATCGACTGCCAGGCCTCATCGAGCCGGTCTTTCAGCTTCCCAGGCTCTTCAACCTGCGTTAGCTGCACCGATACCTCTATCCCCTTCTGAGTAACCTTTGCCTCAGTTACATGGCCAATCGGCTCATCGTGGTTGTGTTGCCAGAGGAAAGGGATAGGCAGCTTGAACTGGGCGCCTTTCGGCTCAACCACGTCCTGCATCCGATCCGGCGATGGAGTGGAAGCTATACCAGTGATGACGCGCTTCTCATCGTCCAGCGCTTTCACCTCAAGGGTGCTGTACGCTCGATTGGTCTTCATTGCGGGCTCTCCAGAAACGAGAAAGCCCGCTCTAGGCGGGCTCTATAGGTACTGGGCAATCAGCCCAAGACGAACATCTGATAGGTGCGCTCAGGCTCAACTTCGTTGGCCGCTGCACCACTTACCGCCATTGCTAGAGCCACCATTCCGTCAATGCGTCCGGTGGCCTTGGCCTTGGTGAATTTGCGGTTACCAGCCGGGTCGCTGACCGTGATCGCGTTCGCCGCGCACATGGTCAGTACCGGGTGATTGCCGTGGCGCAGCTTCTTCGCCAACAACCGAGATTCCAACTCGCGAAGCGCCGGGGACATGCTGACGAAACCCTGTCCGAACTCCTTGAACCGCCCGATCTCTTCTTCGGTGAAGCCGACACGCTCCAGCCATGGCTTCAGGAAACGCATGTTGTAGCGGTCGAAGTTGATGCACTGCACGTCGCAGCGGTCGAACACCCTGCGCAGGTATTCAGCCACAAACTCGTATTCGATGGACCGGCCCGGCGTGGTTTCGAGGAATCCATCCCGCGCCCAGATGTCGTACGGAACGCGGTCATTCCGCGCCTTCTCAGCCAGACCTTCTCCGGGCAACCAGAAGGTAGGCTCAACGTCGCCGTCCTCGCCAACCAGGACAAGGCAGGTTAGGTCGTTCACGCTGGAGAGGTCCAAGCCGCCATAGACGCGCTTGCCGTCCAAGCTTTCACCTTGACCGCCATTCTCTTGCCAGACTGACCGGCTTACGAACGGCGTGCGTGCCTCGACGCGCTGATTCAGGATCAGGTTGCGGTAAGCCGGCTCACGACTCGGCAGGCGTTTGGCATCAGCCGCCTGGCGGAACACCTCGTCCTTGTTCATGAAGTCATCAAAGTGTGGATTGGCCGCCCGGATTGCTTCTTCGCTGAACGGGTCTATATCAAGCGGCGCGGTACAAATCTCCACCTTGTTGCGCGGATCGGCTCCGGATAATGCGTCGTCAATCAACAAGCTGAGCAGGTCCGCATCGGTTGGCGCCTGCGTGCTGATGATGATCGAGAGCGGGCTTTCCTGGGCAGCTGAGGCGGTTTCCAGGGCTTCATACAACTGCGACCGGGGGCCTACCACCTGGCCCAGTTCGTCGTGAACTATCAGCGCCGGGCTCAGGCCGAACTTGGTTGCTGCGTCCGCGCTGAGCGCCTTGTAGAAAGTGCCAAGCTCACCGCAGAGCAATTCCTTGGCGGTATCCCGAATGTTCACGTACTCCGACAGATCCGGGCTCATCCGAACCACCTTTGCCGCCAGCTCGAACAGGATTGCGGCCTGGTCGCGGGACTGTGCCGCACTGTACAGCTGTGAGTTAGGCCGGGCTTCCGGACCGCACAGGTGCAGGAGAAGTAGGAATGCCGATAGAGCCGTCTTGGCATTCTTTCTCGCCATCGACAGGATGAACATCCGCGTCGGCGAGTCGTAGATGCGCTTGATCCACTTCTTCTGGTGCTTGGTCAGCTTGACCGGCTTGCCAACCAGGCGACCTTCAGGGATGCAGCAGTGATGTTCAATCCACTGAATATTCCGCTCGCCGCGAGTTAGTCGCTTTCGACCTGCCACGGCTTCTTACCTTTCGTGGTTGTTACAGCCTTGTCGGCGCGCACCAGGCTCTGCTGCGTCAGTCGCATTGAGCGGAGAAGTGCATTCATGCAGCGCGTCTCCCGCTCCAGCATGGCGCCGAGCTTATCGAATCGCTTCAAGCCTTCATCATCTACCAGCCACGCCGGATCGAACTGTTCCAGCTGCTGGGCAATAAGGTCGGCCTGTACCTTGTGCCGGCAATATTGGGCAAGCATCCCAATATGCTCATCGCCAAACCAATCGGCAGGGCGGGCATTTACCAAAGAAACCCATACGCCCTTTTGCGCGGCGGTCAAATCAGCCGGAGGTGCCAGCCTGCGATCAATGCCAGCAGGCGTAGCAACAGCCAGCGAAGCTACTGACTTTCTGCCTCGCTCTGCCATTTCTGTGTTCCAAAATTCTACGAATTAATGAAGAAAGACTTTCGGGCGCG